TATGTATAGGTTTATATTGCTGTTTAGTTTCTTTAACGCACCTGTATATGCTCAAAGTGTGATTCCTAATTTTCAGCAAGGAGTATTAAATCAAAGAAGCGAAACTAAAAGTACAACAGTTGAAGATATAAAAAGTTTTGATATACGCAATGGATACCAACTAACAATAGGAGGTGAAAATGTAGAAAGTTCTACAGGGAATGTAGCTCCTACAGGTTGGACTAAATTAGATACAACAATTCAAGGTGTAGGAACTACATATGTTTCACCAAATTTAGATAATAAGCCTACTTTCAGTATTGTAAATCAAGGTGAAAGCTTTCAATATTACGAGACTTTAGAAACGCCAGGAATTACAAATTATACTCATATACAGCGGACTACTCAGATAGAGAATATAACAGATACAACAAGTACGTTTAGTCAATGAAAAGATATTTATGTTTAATTTTTTTATTTAATAATCCTGTTTTTGCTAATTCCGTTAACACCACTAGTAATTCGTCTGGAAGTGTCGTAAATCAAGCAGTGCAGGTCGTACCTTCAAGAAATTTCAACTACCAAATGAATACTATTCAATGTCAGGGTGCAACTTTAAATATATCTCCTTTTGTTTCTACTACATACGGATTTGCTACACCTTTTGAACCACATTATGACAGACCAGTATATTCAAGGCGTGATATAGAAGGTGATTTTGATGATGAAAATAATGCAATTGGTGATGGTGATATAGATGCAGGTTTTAGAGGTGAAATTTTATATTTTGAAAAAGTAAGGACAGGGCAAAAACAATCTAATGTTTCTATTAATGGTGGAATAACTGCTACATTTAGTATTCCTTTAGATCGTGAACCTATTAGACAATGCCGTATAGCAATGAAAAAACAAAATGAATTATATGAAGCGTCATTAGCTGCAAAACGTCTTAACTTTGAAATGAGTAGAGCTAAAACGTGTATAGATAACTTAAAACAAGGTATAAGATTTAAAGAAGGAACTGAAATGGCAAGAATATGTGCAGATGTAGAACTAATAACACCACCTAATGTAGAGCATAAACATAAAATCAAATAGATTTTTGAAAATATAAACTTCTTGCTTGTTCATAATCAAACATACATTCACTAGGATTATATTCTTGTGTTTTTATTCCATCTGGTGTTATATAAATAACTCTACAAGTAGAAAGAGTAATAGACGGATAATTTTGATTTAACAAAGATACGTAACCACCCATTTGTAACCTATGGTTTTTCTTTTTGTATTTAACTTGTGTTTTAAAGTCAGCTAAACATAAAACTCCTGTATCTTTATGTTGTAATACTGCATCTAAACTACCTGCTATATCTCTTTTTCTATCAATCATACGTAATTCATTAGCAACACATTCCCATGTATCCCACATACGGTAATTAATTAAATGTTCTATCCATTGTTTATATTCTTTTGCATAAGCCAGTGCTAGTGTTTTATCTTTTGTTTCACACCATATCTGTGCAGCTTCATGTATAGCTGTTCCTCTTATTGCTGCAACTTCCATATTCTTACTAACAAAATCATTAGTTTTTATTACTTCACTTACTGACCTTGCTACATAACACTTACGTTTTAAATCGTAATACTTATGTGGTTCTGGATAAAATTTAACAAAAGGATCTTGTACAAGAATATCTTTAATTTTGCTTTTCATATTCCAAAGGATCAAAAGTTATTTTACCTGTAAGTAAATTACGATATTTTGGCAATTTGTGTACAGGTAGTGACGGCTTAGAGCCACATTTTGTACGCAAGATACGTTTCCATTTCCCTGTACCTGTTTCTCTTTCATAACCCATTGCAATAAACCAACCAGAAGGAGGTGTATCAAGATCTTGCTCTGTAATAAGACCTTTTTTTAACATTTTGCGTAATGTTCTAATACCACTATCACCAAATAAACTATCCATCAGATTAAATTCCCCATGTCATCAAACTGTACAAGTTTTTGAGCAGGATGTTTAGTTTCCGTTTCTGGTTCTTTGGCAAACCTTGTTGCACGTTTAAGTTGTTCTTCATAATTACTTATTTTTAACCCTTTCCAAGTCCCATTAAGTATTCCTGCTTCTAATTGGTCTCTTAAAACCTGTTCACCATACTTTTCTATAAACTTTCTATATTCTGTTATTTGTAATTTCCAAGCCTGAATAGATTTAGATCCTTTCTTAACTTTCCAAAAATCATCTATAAGAGTTTGTAAGTGTTTTAGATCATCTGGTATATTCTTTTCTTGTTTTTCTTTTTTATTAATTTTTTCTTTTTGTTCTTTTCTTTCTAAACCTTCTTTATCTAATTCTTTATCTTTATATATATATAGTTGCATATTTTTTAAGTCTTTGCAATTTTCGTTATATGCATATTCTAAAAGTAAATTTAAAAAAGCAGTGGTTGTAATGTATTTTGGCTTTATGTCTAGGATTTTACTAACTAAATCCCTGTCTAAAGATGGTCTAATTGTGTCCATAAGTTGTACATAAAATAAACAATATTTGTACATAAATTGACCATAAATAAGCAGGTAAATCAACTTTAAGAAATGCAGATTGTATTAATTCTTAATATTACACTGATTATCGTTAGTTATTTGCCATGAGGGTAAACCATAGCTATACTAAGGCCAAATATATAAAACACTTTGACAAAAGAAATAACCAAAGCACTTTGTAACTTTATTCAACAAGTAGGCACTATTGAAGAAAAAGATAACGCTCAATTTGGTAAATTTGCTGATCTATCTACAGTTCTTTCTACTGTTAACCCTGCATTAGCGTCTAATGGTTTAGCAGTTGTACATACAACAAAAGTTGCAGAAGGTAAGAATGTACTTATAACTAACTTGTTGCATACATCTGGTGAATCTATAACATCAGAAATGTTGTTACCTAATAATACTGGTGGCGGTGGCAACCCGATGCATAAAGAAGGCGGTGCTATTACTTATTGTCGTAGATATTCTTTATTAGCAATACTAGGATTAAATGCAGGTATTCCTGATAATGATGGTGATTTTGCAGATCCTAAAATAACAAAAGTTACACCAATTACAAAAAATAAAGCTGTAGGAATGCCTACAATATTAGATAAGGAAACTAAACAATATTACCTAAAACTTGTTGGAACATTACTTGTTAAAGATAAAAAATTATACAATTCTTTAGCAGATGCCCTATATATAGAATTTGACTTTAACAGAAATAAAAAGTTATCAGAAAATATAACTTTGCCAAAACACGTTACTTTTATAGAAGAATGGATTTCTGCTAACCAATGATTGATGAACCACTTAAAACTAGACCTGAAGATGTCGCTGCTGCTAATTGGAAAAATCGACACCTTGTATCTTCTAAACTTACACCTGTTAACTACAAGGCATTTAGAGAATTTTGCAAAAAAAACAATTTTTCCTACTCATCAGGTATTAACAACCTGATAGCCACTTATTTAACTAATCACAATGTTTAATGTATCAATCGCAGGGCGTTTAACTAAAGACGCTGAATATAAAAAGGCAGGTGCATATGATCTTGCCGCTTTTACAATAGCCGTTTCTCATGGCAGAGATAGAACTTCATTTATTGATTGCCAAGTATGGGGTAAAAGATGGGAATTAATAGTAGAAGCCTATAAAAAAGGTAGCCTTGTAGCAGTATCAGGTGATGCTGAATATACAACTTATGAAACAGATGATGGGCAAAAAAGAAAACAATTAAGGGTCAATGTAAACAATTTTGTATTACCAGAAAGAAGAGAATCAGCTAATGTAGAAGAAGAAACAGCTACAATTCCTTTCTAATGGGTATAAGGTTAAATATTAAATCAGAATTACCTACTGCTATAAAGTGGACTAACCAACATACTAAACAATTACCTTATTCTATAGCACAGGCTTTAACAGCTACATCTAAAGGTATTGCGTCTATTCCTGAATCTAAAAATAAATCAATTATTTCAGACCTTAGACGTTTAGCAGAAAGTAAATTAGATAAGCCTAAAAAACAAACTACTACAGGTTGGTTTGCTACAACCGCTAAAAAAACAGATCTTAAAACTGTTATTTCACCTAAAGATAAACCATGGAATAGAAACCCATACGTTAAAGGTCTTATGAAAGGTGGAGATAGACCTGCTAAATGGATAGAACGAGAGGCAAGAAAACTTAGCAGCTTACCAAGTAATATTGATTTAGTTCCTACACGTAACACTCCTAGAGATACATATGGCAACCCTAAAAGGGCGTTTGTTAAAAGGCATTTATCTAATGTCGCATCAGGTAAAACATTTATAGGCAAACCAGAAGGAACTACAAGACCTATTGGTATATATCAAGTGAAAGGATCTAGTCTTTCAGCTTTGTTTGTTGGGCAATCTTCTACCAATTATCCTGCACCATTGCAAGGCTTAGATCGTAAAGCATATGCAAGAGCTCAACAGGTCTTCGGTAAGTACTTACGTATGCGGTTAAAAGCTAACGTAAAGAACAATATAAAGATGCCTAAGTAGGTTCTTCCTAGACATATCCCTGTGGGTCATCTGAAAG